AATGAACGCGCGCGGCGTTGCCCGCTGATTGAGCATGGCAAAAAAACCCAAACCTCCCAAGCCGCCGGCGCAGACTTCCGCGAAGCCGCCGCGTAAGATGCCGGCGAAGCCGGCAGCCAAGGCAGCCCCGGCCGCGGCGGCGGATGCCGCCGCGGCATCGCGGGCCGCAGCCTACGAACGCCATAAGGCGGCAGCCGCCGCCCGCATTCAATCGCTATCGGCCGCCGGCCGCGAGATTGGCGAACTGCCCGCGGTGGCTGACCCCGCGAGGAAGGCCCGCGCCGCGGCATCCTTCCGCGCGTTTTGCGATGAGTATTTCCCGCAGACGTTTTCCCTAGAGTGGTCTGCGGATCATTTGGAAGTCATCGCCGCCATTGAATCATCCGTATTGCGTGGCGACCTATTCGCTTACGCGATGCCGCGCGGCTCTGGGAAAACGTCGCTGGCCGAAACGGCCGCGCTATGGGCGCTTCTCTACGGCCATCGCGATTTCGTTTGCATCGTGGGCGCGGATGAGGAACACGCGCGGACGATGCTCGACTCGGTGAAAATCGAATGCGAGACAAACGAAGCGCTACTCGAGGATTTCCCCGAAGCGATTTACCCGATTGCCAAACTCGAGAAAATCCATCAGCGCGCTAGCGGGCAACTGTATCAGGGCAAATCAACCTCAATCGTTTGGACTAGCAACGAAGTGCAGTTTCCAGCGATTGAAGGATCGAAGGCATCCGGCGGCATCATCAAGGTCGCCGGCATCACCGGCCGTATCCGCGGCATGAGCGCGAAGCGGGCTTGCGACGGCCGCAAAGCCCGCCCGTCGCTTGTGCTGATTGACGATCCGCAGACAGACGAAAGCGCCGCCAGCCCGTCGCAAGTTGCCACGCGCGAGGCCGTATTGAAGGGGGCAATCCTTGGCCTCGCCGGCCCCGGCACAAAGATTGCCGGCCTATGCACCGTTACCGTAGTGAAAACGGATGACCTAGCCGATAGGCTCCTCGACCGCCAGAAACACCCGGCATGGCAGGGCAAGCGCCTCAAACTCGTCTACCGCTGGCCGGAGCGCGATGAGTTGTGGGCGCAGTATGCCGAACTGCGGCGCGACGGCCAGCGCACGGGCGAAGGCACTGGCGCGGCCGATGAGTTCTACCGCGAGCGGCAGGCGGAAATGGACGCGGGCGCTGAGGTTGCTTGGCCGGCGCGAAAGAATGCGGACGAACTGACCGCACTCCAACACGCTTGGAACCTTCGCATTGATCGCGGGGATTCGGCTTTTGCGTCAGAGTTCCAAAACGAACCAATCGTTTCGCAGACCGATTCCGCCCGCCTCAATAAACGCGAACTAGCCACGCGCGCGAGCAACGTTCCACGCGGCGTGATACCGCTCGGGCATGAAACGCTAACCGCGTTCGTTGACGTTCAAGAGCGGCTATTGTTTTGGTTGGTGGCGTCGTGGTCGCGTTCCTTCGGCGGCGCCGTGATCGACTACGGCACGTTCCCCGATCAGTCGGTTTCATTCTTCGAAGCGGCCCACGCGAAGCGCACGCTGACCGCGGCGACGGGCGCGGCGGGGTTGGAGGGTTCGCTATCGGCGGGGCTGGATGCCGTCGCTATCAATCTTCTAGGCCGCGAGTGGTCGCGGGAGGATGGCGTGGCAATGCGCGTCGATCAAATGCTGGTGGATGCCAACTGGGGGCAATCAACATCGACGGTTCGCACGTTCGCGCGGCGCTCCGCGTTCGCGTCTACCATCCTGCCTAGCCACGGCCGCGGCATCGGCGCGAGCGCGAAACCAATCATCGATCAAGGCCGGGCGCGGGGCGACCGCGTGGGCTTGAACTGGCGCATCGGTCAAGTGAGCGCGGGCCAGCGCTCCGCGCTCTACGATACGAACTATTGGAAATCGTTTGTTGCCGCGAGGCTGCGGCTGACGGTAGGCGACCCGGAGGCAATCGCGTTTTGCGAAGGCAATCACGATTTGCTTTTCGAACACTTGGCCGCGGAGTATCCCGTACACACTGCCGCGCGAGGCCGCACGGTTGACGAATGGAAAACGCTCGGCCGCGATAATCATTGGTGGGATTGCCTAGTAGGCTGCGCGGTGGCGGCATCCATAACCGGCATTAGCCCCACGGCCACCGAAACGGTAGGCCGCCGCCGGCGCCGCGTGGAACTGCCGAAGGGGGCCGGCGGCCGGATTGTCGTTTCCCGGCGCCCGGCCTAGCCCCGCGGAAACCGCGGCAATCCCGCGGAAAACCGCATTCCCAAAAAAATCTTTTCAAGCCCTTGACGGGCTATTGCCGAATGGCTATACTACACCCATCGCGAGCAAATGAGACTCGCAGCCGCCAGCAAAGGAACCCAAACGATGACCAACGCAGCCGCCACCGCCGCCACGATTCGCCAATACAACACGGCTCTAGCCGATTGCTACATTCGCCAGCCGTTCCGCCGCGTCGATCTGGCGCAGGCTTTCGCGGCGGGCTTCTCTGTCGATCAGTTTGGCGAACTGCCGGCGGTTTGCTGGGTTGTGATTCGGGCGGCCCTCGCGGATCGCGAGGCGCGGCGGGCAATGGTTGGGCGCTAGCAAAACAGGCGGGGCCACCCGGCCAGCCGAAAGCCGCGAACAGGGTGGCGATTTTTCTTTCGACATAGGAGCCGAAGCAATGGCAACAATCAAAAGGCCGAAAACGTTGTGCGGCCTATACGGCAACCGTGCCAAGGTTGTTTCCATCGATGGCAACCGGCTTACATATCGCTGGCCTTGCGGGCATGAGCGAACCGAAGTGCTAATGCAAGGCCCGCGTGGTCTGCGAAAGCCGGCCAGCGACGAAACCGCGGCATTCTTTGCCAAGTATTGGGCGCAAGGCGTAACCTTCGAATGCCCGCGATGCCGGCGGAAGGCGCTCGCCGCAGCAAAGAAACGAAACACGCCATAGCCCCGCCGGCATCCGCCTGCCGCCGCCTACACTCCGCGGCATGGAAACCATTTCACTAGTGGCCGCCGATGGTCTGGCGGAATCTGACGCAATCGCCATCGTTCGCCGGCTATCAAGGCAGGGCAGCGAATGGCAGATTGAGGTTGCCGGCATCCTCGCGGGCGAGGCTTCCAGCGCTACCCCGGTGGCGCTCTGGCATTCCGATGGCTGCCTAGCCGCGTGGGCGTGTTCGCATTTCTGGCGCGAGCAGCAAACGCTAGAGCAGTTTACCGACACGCGATTTCGTAACCGCGGCATAGCCACGGCGCTTGCCGCGTTCCTGCGCTCGGCTGGCGTGATAGCGCCAGCCTCGCGGCTTGCGGTGTTCTCACCGCATACCGCCCGCATCGCTACGCGGCTCGGGTTTAGCGACGTTTGGCGGTATGAGCGTAGCGGCGGCGAATGGCTGCCGGTAGAGCCATAGACCCCTACGCGCGAAGCCATCGCGGCTAGCGTAGAGGTATGAGCGAAGAACTGCGGCAAGCGATCCAACAAACGGCAACCGGCCCCAAGAGGGTTCGCACGGATGCCGGCGAGGTTGAATCGCAAGATATCTCCAAGCAAATCGAAGCCGACAAGTATCTGAGCGCGAAGGCTGGCGCCTCGACAAACCACCGCGGGCTGCGGTTCTCCACGATCGTCCCTCCGGGGTCTGTCTAGCCAATGGGTTTTTTCGGAAACCTTTTCGGATCAGCGCCGCGAGGCAAGGCCGAAGCGCCGCAGCGTGTTCGCGCGCGATTCGATGCCGCCGAATCAACTGACGATCGCCGGCATTGGGCGAACGCTGATTACCTTTCGATGGATGGCGCGCTAACCTCGACGGTTCGCGCGAAAATCCGAAACCGCGCCCGCTACGAACGAAACTCAAACTCCTATCTCGCCGGCATTTCGGAAACGATCGCCGTTGACCTAGTGGGAACTGGGCCGCGGTTGCAACTCGACACGGGCAACCCGGAAGCCGATCGCGAAATCGAGCGCCGCTTTTTTGATGATATGTGGCGGATCGATTTGCCCGCGAAACTCCGCACGATGCGGCAGGCCAAACTAATCGACGGCGAGGCGTTCGCGCTGTTCTACACAAACCCGCGCCTCGACGGGGTGCAACTAGATATCCGGCTGATTGAGGCGGATATGGTCGCCACTCCTGCCGGGGTTTACCAGACCGCTGTTACCGCGGAAGGTTCGGTAGTTGACGGGATGGAGTTCGACGCGGTTGGCAACGTGGCCGCGTATCTGGTTCTAAAAAACCATCCGGGTTCCAACTGGTATTCCTCCGCGTTTGATTTCACGCGGATCGACGCGGCGCGAATCGTCCATTGGTTCACCGCGCAGCGCCCGCAGCAACACCGCGGCATTTCCGAAGTTGCCCCGGCGCTGCGGCTGTTCGCCAATATGCGGCGCTATACCGAAGCCACGATTGCCGCCGCGGAAATCGCGGCCGATATGGCCGCGTTTATACATAGCAACTCCCCGGCCGCGGAGGTTGACGAGGTTGACGCATTCCAAGCCGTCGAGATTGAGAAGCGCACGCTTACCACTCTGCCCGAAGGTTGGAGCGTTTCGCAGTTGAAGGCGGAACAGCCAACGTCTACATATTCGCAGTTCAAGCGCGAAATCGTTTCGGAAATCGGGAGGGCGCTGAATCTGCCGTACAACATTTCGGCGCTTGATTCCAGTTCCTACAACTACGCTTCCGGCCGCATGGATGCCGGCATCTATCACGCAACGCAGCGCGTGGCGCGCGACGAGATTGAGCGCGTAATGTTGGATCGGCTGTTTTACGAATGGGCAGACGAAGCCGCATTGCTCACCGGCTATATCCCGGCAGGGCTTCCGCCCGTTGCTGAATGGCGGTGGAGTTGGGTTTGGGATGGTCGCGAACACGTTGACCCCGCGAAGGAAGCCAACGCAATCGAAACGCGGCTCCGAACCAACACGACAACGCTTTCCGCGGAATACGCGAAGGCCGGCAAAAACTGGGAAACGGAACTGCGGCAGCGAGCCGCGGAAGTCACGTTAGCGCGCGAACTGGGGTTGCCGGAAGTCATCCAGCAACCTCAGCAACCGCAGCAATCCCCGGAGGATGCCGCGCCGTGATTTATGTCGATTTCGATTTCTACGATGAGGCCGAAACCGACACAGTTCCCACGCTAGGCAAAACACTATGAAAACCAAAATCATTTTCGAACAGCCGGTAGATTTCGTGGCCGCCGCCGCTGACGCGGGCGAGGCCGCGGCGCCGGGGCCGCGGAAGTTTTCGATTCGCGCCTACACGGGCGCCGCCATCCGGCAAGGATGGTCGCGCGAGCCGATCGTTATCGATCTGGCCGGCATGAAACTTCGGCAGAAAATCCCGATTGTCATGGGCCACGATTACGGCCTAGGTTCGATCCTTGGGCAGACCACCAGCGTTCGCGTCGAGGCCGGCGAGTTAATCGTCGACGCCGAAATTCTTGCCAGCAATGACGGCGCTTCGCGCGTTGTGGAACTGGCCGATAGGGGTTTCCAGTGGCAGGCCAGCGTGGGCGCTGACGTTGGCCGGCATGAGCGCATTCCCGCGGATCAAACCGTGATGGTCAACGGCCAGCCATTCAACGGCCCTATTCGAATCGTCAGAGCCTCGACGTTGCGCGAGGTTTCATTTGTGACCCTTGGAGCGGATGACGCAACCACCGTTCAAATCGCGGCGGATGCCGCGGAGGAAACCACTATGGCGCACGACGCCAACGAACAGCCCGCGGAAGCCATCACGGCCGCCGTGGAAGCCCCGGCGACCGTCGCCGTGGAAGCCCCCGCCAGCGCTCCCGCGGTTGTCGCGGAATCGCAGTCGCCGGAACTTCTTGCGACCATCGAAACCCTCAACAAGAAAATCGACAACATGGAAAAGTTGATTGCAACGCGAGATTCTCGCGCGCCCGCCATTCACGTTGCAGAGCCGGCGACCGGCGGCAGGGTGATTGAAGCCGCGCTGTGTATGCAGGGCGGTTTGTCGAAGCCGGAAAAGTTTTTTGACGAGCGCACGGTTGAGGCTGCCGCAAAGCAGCAGCGCAGCGTTTCGCTCGGTGAGGTTTTCGTGGAGGCGGCCCGCGCCAACGGCTACAACGGTTCGTCGCGGATTTCCGCCACGAATCTGCCAATGGTGATTCGCGCCGCGTTCGCCACTCACGCGATTAGCGATATCCTTTCGAACGTCGCGAATAAGTTCCTTCTTTCGGGCTTTAACGCGGTGGAACGCACTTGGGATCAGATTGCCGCTATCCGTAGCGTCAACGACTTCAAGAGCGTGAGCCTCTACCGGCTGAATGGTTCGTTTAAGTTTTCGAAGGTTGGCAACGGCGGGCAGATGCAATCCGCCGACGCTAGCGATTCGAAGCGAAGCGTCAACGCTGATACCTACGGTATCACTTCAAGCCTGACGCGGCAGGATATGGTTAACGACGATTTGAACGCGCTGACCGCGCTGCCGCAGCGGATTGGCCGCGGGGCTGCCCTTAGTCTCGCGGAACAGATTTGGACGGAGTTCCAGAGCAATAACGCTACCTACTATTCAAAGGCTACCGCCGCCGCTGGTAACGCGCTTACTCTGGCTTCGCTCAAAACCGCCGCCACGGCCTATCGGAAACTGACTGACCCCGATGGCAACCCGCTCGGCATTTCGCCTAGCGTGTTGCTGGTTCCGCCAGAGTTGGAACTGACTGCGGCCGAACTTATGGGTTCGTCGCTTCTTATCAGCGGCAACACGACGGCGCAGGGGAACGCGAATGTTCTCGCCGGCCGGTATCGCGTGGTTTCGTCCGCGTATCTGTCGAGTGCTTCAACGTGGTGGCTGTGTTCGGATGCTGCCGATCTGGCCGCTATGGATGTTGTGTTCCTCAACGGTCAGCAGACCCCCACGATTGAACAGGTCGAAGCCTCGCCGGATACGCTCGGCGTGATCCTTCGCGGTTACATGGATTTCGGTTGTGCCAAGGGCGAAAGCCTCGCGGCCTACCGCATGGCGACCGCTTGACACTGGCAGCGTAAACCGTAGCCGGTCGGCGGCAGACGATGCCGCCGGCCGGCATGACGATCCACAAACCCCTAGTTTCCCGAAAGGTTCAAAATGGCTTCTTATAAGCAGGAAGATGGAACGTGGCCGTATACCCCAAGTTCCGCCGTTGCCGCTGGTGACGTTGTGGTGCTGACTGACGGCATCGCCGTGGCTTCGCGGCCGATCGCCGCGAACGCGCTCGGCGCCGTCAGCGTCGAAGGCGTGTTCACGATGCCGAAGGCCGCCGAAGCGCTCACGCTCGGCGCCGTCGTTTATTGGAACACGACGAATAGCAACATTACGGCAACCAGTTCCGGCGGCAAGCGCGCCGGCAAGGTCGCCACCGCTGCCGCTTCGGGTGATGCGACGGTTTGGGTTGATCTGAATCGCGGTTGAACGATCCCCGGCCGCTAGCCCCCGCCGCCCGCGCGCAAACCGCAGCGCGCGGCGGCGGGGCATTTCATTCGTGGAGGGTGGCCGCTATGGATGCACTTCGAACCGGGGCCGCGTGGCTTGCCGGCCAGTTGCGCGCGAGCGCGTCTAGTCGCGTGATCTA